CGAGTGGTACCGGATTACCATTATCCGAAACAACGACGCCCCATTCGTCTTTTCGTACGACAAGCGCATGATCCTGCGACGGGCCATAGACGATGCTCTGATCTTCCTGGGTAACGAATGTGCCTAAGCCGAGGTTTGTGCGAGCGCCTGATGCGGTTGTCGATCCGGTACCACCCTGGTTAACAGGTACGGCCCCGCCGCTCTTAGTCGCCATATTGTCAGACAGATATTTCCATGACGGGCCGGTGAATGTCGTGCCGTCTGGCAGCTTCACTGTGATGTTTCCGGCGGCGCTGTATACCTGCTGCCAGTTCTGTTTGTCGTAATTCAGTCCACGCAGCGCTTCAGCACTTTGCGCCACCAGCGCGGCAGTTACCATGTTCAGGGCCACGCGGGGAACTGCTGACCAGGCCGCACCGGATTGTGTTGGCCCGGTGAAGTTGCTGACCAGCGTCAGCTGGGTATTGCTCTCGACCGATTTCACCGGCAGCGTATAAGGTACACCATCCACAGAAGAGACAATGAAATCACCTGCGGCAAGTTCTGTTGCGAATGAGGTTCCGGCACCGCCAACAATAGCGGACCCGTTTGTCAGGGTAATAGTTCCTGCAGACATATGCGCTCCTTTCGGGCAATAAAAAACCCCGCCGGAGCGAGGTCAAATTTTTGAGGATAAAAACCCTTTTGTGTTTGAGGAAAAACACATCATTAGATTAAAATTCACCCATAACAACAAAAGGGAATTACATGAAAACTCGTTTTTTACTCACAGCCATTACATTCCTTATGTTTGGCTGCTCTGGCCATGAAAAAGAATATAGTTTCAAAATGGATTACCCAGTAGATGCAGCGCGCTTATCACTTGGTGGTGATATTCACGTCAACATCGACTGTGTAAAAAAGAAAGTTAACGTTATTTCAGATAGCAGCAATGGTATTTTTAGCCGTCATATTAATAAGCGACTGAGTAATATTTGCTATAAGAAAGCAGATAATTTTGATGTTGTGTACCGGTTCGAGCCAGCAAAGGGGGTTAAGCAAAACATGATCGCCACGCATTATCCACGCGTTCCACCTGCATCAAGTGCCGACAAACTGAGCGATGGGGATTCGTAACCCACGCCCCTGAAGTGTCTGGCTCCAGCTACGCTGATTTTTTGAGATGTATCGGCCCTGCAACTGCGAGCCAGTCCACTTCAGAGCAATGCCTGAGTAACCAGTTACCCCTCCATCATCACTGAGGTTCCCTGGGCAGTTATTCACCAGAATCCATGGGGTAAAGCTGAGGTTTAACACAAAGGTATTGTTCTGCAGGTCATAGTTCGCAGGCACATCAAAGAAGCCAACAACCCTTGGCATTTTCGATGCTGATGCAGCACTCCAGATAAGGTTTCCGGCACTATCGAAAACATCCAGGTAACCGCTCTGCATTCCGATGTTTCTCGTCGTGCGGATCATGCTGCCTGCATTGTCTTCAAGAAGCTCAGCTCCGGGTAAACCGTACTTGTTTACGTCCAGTTTAAGCCACCGCAAGGTTCCGTCATTCCAGAATTGTTGCTGGGTGAAACCCAGCGTACTTCCGTCACCGAACGGGCTATCCACGCGGTAAAACCCTTTATCGATAACAGCACCCAGCGAGCGTTGATCATAAAAAAGGGTGGACCTGTTTTGAGAGTCAACAAGCAACTTTCCGTCACTGTTGTAAACTTCGAAACCGCTCATTGAAAGTTATAAACCTCAACTGTGAAAGTGAATGCAGGACTGCCAGTGATCGGTAAATAGAATGCAGTGAAGCCGCCATTAAAAGCGCGGCAGTAATATTCATTCGCAGTTACCCCCGACGTTACAATCGTTATAAATGAGCCATCCTGAGTTATACTCGAAAAATAAACGTCTTTTACCGTTTCTCCAGCAGCAAAAGTTACAGATGTGCTCCCTATATATCTGATTGCGTAATCAGTTAGATCTACAGCAATACGCCCTGCTCTATCCCAGCATTGTAAACCCTGCGGCATTACCATAACCCCATTCTGACGCGCAGCACGTTGTTGCTGTCGTAAATCTGAATAAGAGTGCTGGTTATCAGCATTCTCCCCCCTCCAGCTACGCCGTTAATTTCGAACGTCCCGTTTTTATCAATTCGCCATCCCTGCGACCCTGCAACATAATTATTTGACTGGATGAAATTGCCGATTTTGGCATTGGTGATCGTGCCATCCTGAATAAACGCTGAGCTGATAAATACCTGGCCATTTATCACCGCGAACGGTGAATACTGGGTATCACCACTGCCACTCATCAGCACGAACTGGTTAGCGTTGAAACCAACGCGGGTAACGATCGGCTGCCCTGCCTGCGCCAGAACGGCAATCGACATCCCGGCGTTATACATGATGCCGTTTATCCTAACGCCTGCTTTGAGGGTATAGATCGCCGAAGCGCCGGAGGCATCGACGACGGCGGTAAGCTTATCCTCCAGCGCCGCAGTTACGTCCTCTATCTGCGCCTGTACCTGCGTTGATAGTTCGGCCATTGCCTTATCCACCTCAGCAATCGTCGTTTTAACAACAAGGATATCGGCACGCACTTCCCCGTATTGTGCCCACTGATGCTCGACTGTTCCGTGGTTCGCGAGGGCGTTCTGAAGAATTCCTTCAATGTTGGTATCGATGTCACCAGTGAGGCGCTCCCCATCAGCAGAGGTAAGGAAATCGTCTGCAATATCGCCCAGATAATCATCGGCGTTATCGTTTGACATACCGCGAACCCAGTCGGTCCAATCACTCTGATTACCAATGCGGTCAACCAGGCGGGCCCGGTACCACTGGCGAACGCCGGCAGGCATGGGGCCATGCTGATAATCTGCAGCCGGGTACGGCACCAGGACCAGCAGTTCAGGGTTGGCGTAGTCGGCAGTTGTGGCGCGCTGAATCTCTGTATAGGCCGTGTCGCCTGAGCCATCCGGAAATTTCCAGGTCAGGTCGATATGCCAGACCACATCTTCGGACGCCAGGAGGTTGAGCGGAGTACCCGGTTTTCCCGTTTTACCGGAGAGATAAGTTGTTTCACCGTATCCCCATGGTGACGACGTATCCTGCGCATTCAGCGCCCGGACGCGCACGTCATAGCTGCCCGAATAAATGCCCTGAACCGAGAAACCCTGCGCGCTGGTAACCGGAACGTTTATCCAGTCCCCGTTGTCCTTACGCCACTGGGCAACATACCGGATTGCGCCCTCCACCTTATCCCATGACACGTCCAGGCTTGCTACAGTCAGCCCCTGAGACACATGATCGCTCTCAGTCACCAAGATATTCTTCGGAGCAGACAGGACGCTTATCGGCGTGACGGTGATCGGGGGCGACTCGACCCGAACGCCGTCATCAATGTAACGGTATTTGTTTGGATCGTGCTGAACGGCCGTAATAGTGAAACCGCCTGTGCTGTCGTCGTTAGCCGCGATTGAGGTGACCCTGAAGTACTGTATTGCGAGGTTATCACTGTCTATCGCCCAGACAGCGCCCGCCACAGGAACCTGACTGAATGCCGTAGCCACCGTCACCGTTTTTTTATCGGCGCTCACCGCGCTGATTGTCCGCGTCTGGGCTTTTCCTTCGGGAAGGTTAACCACCAGCCGGTCTTTCGCCGCGTAGTCTATTTCTCGATCAAGGGTAATCTGGCGGCCGTTGACCGCGCTTATGCGACCACCGTTCTCCTTACCAGAACGGAAAGGATCGGCGACACCGATAATTTCAGCGGGCAGAGGGATATAACCGTCAAGCCCCACGCCAAACGATATGGTCCCGTCTTTTGCATTGGAGAGCAATACCCAGCGACCGCGTCGGTGCGCTTCACTTTGCGAGGTGCAGCCGATTGCGGTCAGGGACGTCTGCCGGACGTCGTAACGTTCTACAAGCGCCGAATCGTAGACCCCCTCAACGGTATCGCTGTAATGGTTCTGTGGATCGGACCAGGACACCAGGCAGGAGCTGTAGCGATTCTTGTATGAGCCGCCCGCATAAGTAAACAGTCCATCGATAACGTTTGAGACGTTATAAACCCAGTCAACATCGTCCTGCGGGACGTCTGCCTGGACATAAATCTGATCGTTGCCCCAGAACGTTATTCCACGAAATACCGCGGCGAGATCGTTAAGTACCTGCCAGGCGTCCTCCTGGCTCTGAATGAAAACGTTGCAGGTGAAACGCGGTTCGGTGCCACCAGCCCCGTCGGAAACCATTTCGTCACAGTACTGGGCGATTGAATACAGCGCCCACTTATCCACCATGGACGCATCCACGCGCGTGCCCATGCCGTAAATTTCATCCAGAACCAGATCGTAAAAGATCCAGGCAGGGTTATTGGACCAGGCCATTTTGAACCCGCCGGACCATGAACCAGAATAGGTTCGGGTTATCGGATCGTAATTATCCGGAACCTTAATCAGCTTGCCTTTTATCTTACAGGTCACTTTCGGCGCGCTGCCGTTGAACTGGCTGCTGTCCACTTCGACATACAGGAGCGCGGTTAAAGGATAACGAAGCTTGCTGTCGATGACTTCCGCATACGAAAACACCTTGAAGGCGTTAACCAGTTTCGAATTTGAGCCGCTGGCATCAGCCGTAATACGCCTGACCCTGACAGACCAGCCGGACGTGGATTTTGGCAGATCGATACGGTGGTCACGCTGATATTCCGTCGTGGTCTTTCCGTCAAACTTGCCGCTTACAACCGTTTTCCAGGCGCCGCCGTCCGTTGATAAATCGATCGCATACTCGGTAACCGTGCCCACCATATCGCCGTTATCTTTATAGAGATACTGGACCGGAAGGCTGAGCTTGATGCGAATGGCATCCAGGGATAGGTTGGTAAACTGGCGTGTCCAGGGCGCGGTGGTGGTGACAGTTGTGCCCACCGCCAGCTCGTTATCAACCTGGGGCATCCCGGCAATATAGGTCTGGTCCTGTGTGCCCTTGCGGAACTCCCATTTCACGCCGCTGAAGTTGTATTCCCCGCTGTCGTTTGCCAGCGGCGTATCGTTGAGAAAAATGTCCTGAGCGGTCAGGTCGCCCTGTATTTCCCCCTCAGAAACGGCAATGAGCATTTTTAACTTTGCGACCGACAGCAGATCGTCTGGCTGTTCAACCGGAGTATGGGAACTGCCACCTCCCCCTTTGGCACCCTGCAGGATGGTTTCTTGTTTAAGAAGCTGCATTTTTTCACCCATAAAAAAAGATGCCGAAGCACCTTTAAGTTAGTGGCCGCTGGCCTACTGCTGATCGCTCGAGTACATACCGGCGCTGACTATCGCTCCCCCTGCCTCGATCAGACCGTAGGCCAGGGGGACAGGATGCCCCATAGCGACCGTATTGACCGGCGCCCCGAAGGCGTAGTTGGGCGTATTGTCCGTGCTGGAGGATTTACCCGCGCCGAAGGATGGCTGGGGCGTGAGCATCTGGACAACGCCACCCAGCATCATTGACACCCCGACCCCGGTCAAAATTGACGTGGCGCTGATGGCTGTTGCACTCATCGCAGCCCCCCAGGCTGCCATACTCGCACCGGCGGTAAAGAATGCAGCGACCAGCGCAACGGCACCGACAACTATCTGCAGTACGCCCGAATTTTTGGCCCCCTCATAAACGGGCACGATCCGGTACACGCTTCCACCGCGGGTCATATCAAACTCTTCCAGCCCGATATTGTTGTCACCGTTAAAAAAGGCGAAACGGATCCCCTTCATATGAGCTTCAGACATATATTTTTTGAATCCGGCAACCTGTGAACACATGGCCCTGAGCATTTCGCGCAGATCGGCAACATCAAACTGAACGCGTTTACCGAATTTTTTAGCCATTTTCCCTTCGAGAATAAGCGTCTTAACCATGCATTCGGTCCTTATGCCTGACCACCCGGACCGTTCTGTCGCGATAATATTTTCCATAAGGCGTTCGCGAAGAAAGGTGCCCGAACAGATGATGGAGAATGATGTTGTCACCTACATATACCGCGGCATGATTAGTCACCGATGCCTGCACACTCATCATGATGATGTCCCCTGGCTGCATTGCACCGGCGGCAATGTCAACGAATCCCTCGCGCTCCCAGTTGTCGTCGTAGAGCCGCTCCTTGCCACTCTCCCACCATTCGTAAGGTACTGAATAGTTCCCGAGAACAATGCCGTATTCGCGCAGATAATATTCACGGATTAACGACCAGCAGTCCGCGTAACCCAGCACCCACTGCCGCCCGGCATAATCCCGGTCTTCACGCGGGGAGATCGTACAAAAGTCCCCGTCCGGCCAGGACATGATCCCCCACTCAATACCCGACCAGTCGCACTGGATCCGGTCCAGCTCTGAGGGCACCAGCCGAACCACATCCGGATGGGAATGAATGAGCATGATGATCTCACCGCGCGTGCGGGCAGCGAGCTGGTCTTCCGGGGAGAGAGTGAATGTCTCCTCGGGTTTATCGGCAATGTTGCTGCAGGGAATATAGATTTGCTGCTGGCCTGACTGAACAATCAGGCCGCAGGCTTCTTTGGGGTATTCAGCAGCGACGTGCTGACGGATAGCATCCAGCAATTTTTCACGCATTTTTATTTCCCCTGCAGGTTTGCAGCCGGAAAACCGCCGAACGGCAGCGGCGCATCCGGGCCGTGACGATCCTGACAATCCTGCCGGCGGCCGCCACAAACGTCTTTCGACGGGTCATCGGTCGGCGTACCGTCTTTGGTAAAGTATTTCGTGCCGTTGTAATCGCATCCGGTCCCGCTTCGGTACCAGCCCCGCATACACCAGGTGCAGACAGGAATAATCTGCCGTGTCGGCAACTGCAGGCTCTGAATATCGAAAGGAGAACACAGTTCGAAATCAACCTGTACGCGCGTCTCTGCGGTTTTAGCATTGACGTAAAAGAGCTGTACGCGCTCATCGGCCGGGCTGGCACCCGGATTACCGTTTTTCCAGTTGGCGGCATCGAGATACTTCGAAAGCGTGGTATGGATTTTGACCTTAGCCCTGACCATATCGTCATATTCAAGACACAGCGCGGTGACATAGTTTCCGACGTTCCCGACGGACAGCGTGGGCGTTGGCTGGGAACCTGTACTCGATAACTCCATCCCCTTCAGTTCGTAGGGATGGGGATCGTACTGGTTTCCCTGCCAGATAATGGCGGGCAGATTTTCTGCGGCGAAGGCTGCCCACCCCTCTTCCTGAATATTGTGCGCATGAAAACGCAGCACCTGATCCATACCGAATTCAGTGCCGTCGATCTCAATCAGCTGAATAACGCTGCCGGGCTCAAGCTGTTGGATGTCTGCCGTAAAACTCATACTCCCCCCATAAAAAAAGCCGCCCGGAGGCAGCTTTCAGTGTTTGTCGAGAAAATCAGGACGCGAACGCCTGTTCAAAAGTGAAGGCCACAGTGGCTTTTTTCCCGGTAGGGAAAGAAACGCTGAACGAATCGGCCTTCATTCTGAACAGCTTTTTTTCACCCCATGGCGTAGTCCACCAGAACGATTTAGTAACGTGAGACATCAGGAAAGCGCGCAGCGCAGCCGCCTCCTGTCTGGTGCCCGTCCAGTCCAGGTTCCACGTTTCCTGTTTGTCGTTGATCCCCATCCCCGCTATCTGTTTGTAGCCATCCCCGAACTGGGCCTGCAGCGTTCGGGCTGTTTCAGTGCCCTGCGCTGTTTTTCGCGTGCGCCAGGTAAACGTGGCTGTCACGGTGTCCTCCTCGAATAAAGCACGCCGCCTGCGGACATTTCTTTTTTCAGTCGCTCGGTGATTGTCTGCTGAACAATCGCCTGCAGCTGTTTCGCCGTCCCCGTGGCGTTCGCCTGATTTATGCTCCCGTCACTCCCCTGCTGGCTGATGCTGACTGGGGCATAAACACTGATCCCGCCCATGCCAGCACCGGCTGCGCTCCCGCCGCCGACCAGACCACCCGAGGCATACCCGCGCATCAGGCGATAGAGATTAGCCACGCCGATGCGGCTGGTTGATTCTTTGGTGAAGACGAATTCCCCGCGGTGAACGATACCGGCTGGCTCGTACTTGCCGCCGTGCCCGGTAAAACCGCCCACGTCAAAACCCTGTGGCCGGTATGACGGGACCGCAAATGACTGACCTGCAGAGGAGGTTTTCGCCCCGCCGCTCACCCAGCCCATTGCGCTCTGGATGGTGTAAGCCACCAGCAGCTGGTTGATAACGGAGACAATCATTTTAAGGATCGAGCTGGTGAATTCCCTGAAGCTCGCCTTCCCGGTTGTCGTCAGGCTGGTAAGCTGACCCGCCAGCCCGCTAAACGTTGCCTGCGAAATCTGCTGAACAGAGCTGAAAACGTTTGTCGCTGAATCCTGATATTCAGCCCAGCCCTGCTTAGCACCGGCCAGCCAGTTTGCGCGCAGGGCATCTTCTGCCTCAAACGTTGCCCTTTGCTCTTCGAGAACCTTTTGCTGTGCCTGAGGATTGTAGGAATAGCTCTCGGAGAGACGCTGCAGGGTGGATTGTCGTCCGGCCTCGCGGGTGGATACCCCCTCAGACTGAGCCTGCAGGCCCGCCCTGGCGGCTTTTTGCTGCTGCTCAAACTTCACGGCCTGATCGGCCAGCTGGTTGAGCTTTTGCTGACTGGCAACCTTATCGCCCAGGTCGGCCAGCTGCCGCTTGTACTCGAGCGTTTCTTCCTTGTGCGCCAGCAGGGATTTTTCCTGCGCCGTAAGCTGACGACGACCAGCAACCTCCTGCAGAACGGTGAACTGATTTTCAGTTTGCCAGAGGTCCTGACGCTGTTTGCTTATGACGACGTTTACGCTGGTATGCTGCTCGAGCGTTTTAAGCTGGGCCTGAAGGGTGAGGAGTTCGGCCTGGGCCTTTTCCTCGGCCTTGTCTCCGGCGGGCGTTGAGTAGCTTTTGCCTTTCGGCGTTTTGACGTCCTTAAACTGCTTTTCAATCCCGGCGCGGGCCGCGGCAATGTCTTTTTCAGTCCACAGCGTGGCTACGCCGTCTTTCGCCTCCTGGCGGTTTTTCTCAATAAGCTGACTGAGCTTTTTCTCTGCTGAAGCCCGCTTTTCTGCCGCCGTCGCGCCGGACTCCACCAGCTGATTAAACTGCTGCTGGCTGCGGATTGCCTGAGCCTGCTGGTCCGTCCGCATTTTTTCCCTCGCGGCTGCCAGCCCTTCCTGAGCGTATTGCTGATCGGCAAGATCGTAAGCCTGCTTTTTCAGCTCCACCTGCTGGCGCGCGTTTCTCAACCTTTCCGCATCAGCTTTCTGCAGAACGTTGTTACCGGCATAATCCGGGTCGACCTTAAGATTGCTGGACAGCGCGCGGTACTCTTTCTCTGCTGCCTGCCATTCAGCAAAAGAATCCTGGCGCTTCATCGCGGTGTCAGGATTACGCCCTATGCCAAGCATCGCATCCCATGCGCCGGATGCGGCATTCTTCACCCAGTTCCAGGCTTTTTCGAGGGAGCCAAGATTATCCTCGACCGCCCCGGCGCGCTGAATGACCGCGTCGGAATATGCCCGCATGGCCAGCTCGGTAGCTTTCTGCGAATCCCCCAGCGCCTGAGCAGAAGCTATCTGCTCATACTGGGTGGCCGTCAGGAAATGAAGGGAATCGTTGAGCGTCGCGACCGCGTTAACCGGATCATCCCTCAGGCGTTTAAACTGATTTATGGTTTCGTCAACGGCCTGCCCGGTAGCCTGCTGCAGCCTGGCGGCAACGTTGCTGACCATGCTGACGTCATTACCGCTGAACGCGCCGCTTCCAACGACCTGCGCCAGCACGCCTGCAGCGGCATGCTGCGTGATGCCATTACCGGCCAGCGAGCGCGCCAGCGCCTGAAGCTGCCCTGACGTTTTCCCCGCGTAGTTCCCGGTCAGGATCAGCTGCCTGTTAAATTCCTCAGACTCTTTGCTGCCGTCATACCAGGCCTTACCCAGCCCGAATACCGCCGCGGCAATCCCACCAACCAGGCCGGCGATCCCAAGCCCGCGCAGCGACAGCAGCTGGTCAATCCACCCTGCCCGGTTAGCCAGCGTGATCCCCGATCCCCGCAGCGCGCCGAAGTTACCGCGCATGACCTCACCGATCAGTATTCCCAGTTCCTGACGTGCGGCAGCACTTTGTAGCCCCAGACCGTGCGTGGCGACTTTGGCAGCTTCAAGCTTGCGGATATAGACCTCAGCCGCATCGCTGGCACCGACCTGCGCCGCCTTCATGCGCAGCAGTTCGGTACCGGAGAGCTTTTGCTCTGTAACCTGTTGCTTCAGCTGGCTGAGGAATCGCGTGCGCGCTGCGGCCGATTTTTCCTCCACGATCTGCAGTTCTTTTTGCCGGGCCGTGGTGCGGGAAATAAGGGCGAGATAATCCTGCTGGGTGATGTTGCCCTGTGCCCTCGCTGCGCGAAAGCGCGCCTGCACGTTCGCAAGCGACTGTGTCTCACCATTGAGCTGGCGAACGCCGTCAATCTGGCGGAAAAATGATGCCGCCAGTTCATCCTGTCGGCGGGCAAGCGCTGCGGCCTGCCCGTCATTCTCACGCATGCGCTGATTAAGCTCGGTCACGCGGCGGTGAGTTTCATCAACGGACCTGGAAACGTTCTGCCAGTCTTTGGTCAGCCCTTCCGTTGCGGCCGACTGGCGGGATTTCATATCTGCGGCAGCCGCCGCGCCAGCGTCGCCCACGGTTTTAAACGCTGCCGCCTGCCGCTCGGAAGCGCGCTGCATTCGGGTCTGGACTTTTTCAGAGTCCTCAGCCATCCCGGTTAGCTGGCCCTTTATGCGGGCAACCTGCTCACTAAACGTGGCGCTGTCGACGTCAAGGTTGATGACCAGATCGCTAATCTGCTGGGCCATATCGGATACCTCCTGTTATCCCCTCAGCTGCGGCCATCAGCGAA